TACCAATAAAAAGCACACTGCTTTAAATGATTAACATCAGGAGTCTTTGGTAAGTATCCTTTGATCCAACTAAAACCAGCTTTAGTATCTGACTTTCTTTTAGATCTATGTTTAGTTTTAAGTTCAATAAATTTATTTTTATTATCTTCGTAATCTATTCTGCCGATCTTTGGCAAAACAATATCTTTAAATTTATGTGAGCAATATCTTTCGCTGGCTGACTCATCTCCTAAACCAATGTCTTGCACAGCTTTCACTGTGATCTTAATCATATCAACAAGATAATTTTTAGTATCTTCATGTTGAATTTTATCCTCTTCATTGTGTGCTTGATACTTGCTGTACTCATCTAACTCTTCTTTGATGATAGTATCTAAATCTTTTTTTTCATTTAGAATTTTTTTCTCAGCATCAAACATATACTTAGATACAAATCTTTGCGAAGCTCTACCAATGGATACACCAGCAGTCATACGATAACTGATGTTCATTAATCTACGATCTTCTTGTGTGAAGTGGCAATATCTAACTAGCCAATCTGAATCTGATAATGCTTCTTGTGATGGTGAACTGTGATCCAGATTAAGTTTCTTATAATAACTTAATGCTAAATCCTCATCTATATTTTTAATAGATGAGATACTATTATTCTTTGTTAAATCAATAACCATATATACCTCTCATTGTTTCCGAGCATAATATTTATAATAACCTTTATGTCAATAATAATATTTGACATTAACCAATAAGTTTATATAAGCAAATTAAAACAGAAAGGTAAAAATGAAAAATAAATTTGATAAACAAATAAGAAAACTATTAGCTGCTTATCATAGAGCATTTGATTGGCAAGGAAACAGAAAGAAAGGTAAGAAAAAATGAAGCACAAACTAACGCAATATCAAGAAGATAAGAAATTATCTAATAAAGATATGGCAAAACTATTAGGATTAAAAGGAACTAATCCCACAGTTACTTTGTTGAGGTGGAAAAACTGTCAGCGTATTCCGCATCCAAAGTTTATGAAACAAATAACTAAAATGACTGGCATCACGCCATCAGAATTTTATGAGTATTGGTATGCGACACATAAACTTTGATAAGGTTATTATAAGTTGGTTAGATATTAATAGCTGCGACAACGCCTGGAATACAGAAGAGGATTTAAAGGATCTTGTTCCTGCTACATGCACAACTATTGGTTATCTTTATGAAGAGAATAAAGATTGGGTAAAAACTTTTGCCACATATAGTTTTAATTCCGATTCAACTTTAGATGTAGGCGACGCAGTCGTTATCCCTCGTGGTGTAATTCTATCCATTAAGAAGTTGGAGAATTAATATGATTGATCAAGAACTAACAGTTGAGATTGTTTGCGAAATGTATGAAGAGAAGATCTTAGTATTAAAAAAAGAAATAGATCGTCTTAACGAAGAGGTGCAAGCTCTTAATCTACAATTAAAAAAAGAAAGAGAGAATAATGAAATTAAAACTTCTTGATTTATTTTCTGGTATAGGTGGGTTTAGCTTAGGTTTAGAATCAACAGGTTTTTTTGAAACGATTGGTTTTGTAGAGAAAGATAAATTTTGCCAAAAGGTTTTAAAGAAACATTGGAACAACATTAACATTGAGGAGGATATAAGAAATGTCAAAGGAGAAAGATACGCAGCAGATATTATTACAGGAGGATTTCCATGCCAACCATTCAGCGTTGCAGGAAAAAGAAAATCAACAGCAGATGATCGTTATCTCTGGGATGAAATGCTTAGAGTTATTAGAGAAGTCAAACCAAGATGGGTTATTGGCGAAAATGTTGAAGGCATTGTTAATATCAACGAAGGCATGGTACTCAGACAGGTGCTTACTGACTTGGAAAAAGAAGGTTTCCAAAGCCAATGTATTATTATTCCAGCTTCAGGCATCGGTGCGTGGCATCAAAGAAAACGAATCTGGATTGTTTCCTACTCCAGCTGCATACGAAGATCGCACAATGCCAGAAACTATACACAATATGACAGAAAAAAGGAAACAAATGAAAATGTCAAATCTTTCAGCGAGAGTACGTTATCAAATGATGTATCCAACACCAACGCAAGACTCAGCATCAGAGAGAACGAAGAAATACAGTCAAGGGGGAATGCCACTACCAATGGCAGTAAAGATGTTTCCAACTCCAACAGCTTCAGATATGGAGGGTGGAGCAGCGAAAGATGTACAGATAGAGAATGGTCATTTTTTCCGAGAGAACAAGAAAGGAGAGAGATGGGGAGTGAAATTAAGGGATGCGATAGAGATGTATCCAACTCCAGTATCAAGGGATTACAAGGATGCGGGATACAACATAACTTGGAAAGAGAGCAGAGATCAGAAGAGTTCGCTGCCAAGACAAGTATTGAAAGACAACAAACCTGGTGGCAAACTCAATCCGAATTTTGTGGAGTTCCTAATGGGGTATCCTATGAATTGGACAAAGGTAGATTAAATAGAATAAAAGCTCTTGGCAATTCCATTGTACCACAGATTGCAAGACAAATAGGTTTAGCAATTAAAGAGGTAGAACTTGGCTAGGGAAATATACTTTAGTAAAGCCAGAGTTAATTGGTACAACGAATGGCATAGGTATGTACAAGACGAAAGTAAAGATAATAAATTTAGGATGATTGATGTTGATTCCTATGAGTACTGCTCTAGGTGCAGAAATGGTATTGCGATTATAGAATCCACGTATGATGTAGGGAAATATAACAAAGTTGCCTATATTACTGCTGATATTGGCACTAAATTAGGTATCCCAGCATATATAGTTTATTATAACATAGAGGGTGTGGAGCATCCAACCTTTAAGATCGCAAAAATTAATGCCATTTTGGAGGAAATAGACCCCATTTCTGAGGGGTCTTTAGTTGAATTAAATGAGTTGGAATATATAGGTTATTTGAATTGGCTTAGAAAACAACACAAATGCTCATAATTTATGCCTAAATACAAGCAACATATTAGAATACCAACTGCTTTATTTGATCATCCTGGCTACAAAGGCTTGGCAGATAGCAGAAAGCCTTATGCTTTAGCGATAATTGTTATGCTTTTAAAGTATGTAAATCAAAAGAAAGGCGAATGCTATCCAAGGTACTCAAAGATCAGAAAAGATTTGGGTTGTAGTAAAAAAACCCTAACAAACTACATGCACTTGCTTTCCACTGCTGGACTGATTAAAATTAGGCGTCTTTCATCAACAAACTTATACACAATTAACCCTATTTTATTGATTAATGAAGTGTACGATATACCCCAGGTGGGGAATATGGTACACATCAGTGGGGTACCTAATGCACATATTAATAAAACATATTTAAATAAACATATATTATTAACTAGTAATAAAATGGATAATGATAATAGAATAGATGATATTATAAATAGGTATAAGAATGATAAAAATGTATTGATTAGTACATTGTCTAAATTCTTACAGACTACCCCACTTGCCGAGCATAACAGACTATTAAATAACCCAACATATAAATGGTACATGAAGTTGGTGTTGGAATATAGACAGCAAGAGTTGCGTCAGAAAAAGCTGTTGCCTGAAACTGTTGCCAAGCAAAGAATAACAGAGGCATTAACTAAAAATAGTAAAATGAGATCAGCAGCATACAAAGCCAAGATTGCCTACAACAAAAGAAATAATTTAGACTGGCAAGGCAAGCCAAAGAAATGATATGGCAGGTTTCAAATCTAAAAAGATCTATTGCATGGGTATCTCAAAGCTATCTGGCAAACCTTGTAAGGCTAAAGGATTTCCAACCAATAGCTTTAATAAATATAACGTACAAATTTTTAAATGCAGATACCATGGGAGCCAAAACTGTAATTTTTATGGCTTCAGGGATAGAGCAAATAGAGGAGGTTATAACAAGCCAGGTTATTCAGATGAGAAAAAGATTAAAAGCCTTGCAAGTTTAAAACAATTTAGAGATAAGCCTATTGAATATGTCAGAAATTACTACGAAACAAAAGTCAAGCCAAGAGTTGATAACCTTGGACGATACCATTCTAAATACAGTATTAGAGCAGCTATCCGAAGGAAAAACACTAGCAAGTATAAAGAGGGAAGGGACATTACCTTGCAGCTTAAAGAAGTTTTACGACTTTTTGAATCAAGAAAACAACAAGGAACTAAAAGCAAAAGTTGAGTCTTGTAGAAAAATTGGTATCCAAAATATCGTTGATCATTTATTAGACGTGTATCAAGCAGATATAAATTCAGATACTTTAGATCCTAATTTAATATCTTGGATAAGAGAAAAGACAAAGTTTATTACCTGGATTGCAAGTAAATCAACAGATCTTTATTCAGATAAAAAGGATTTAACTTTAAACAAAACTACCAACAACCAAATTATCGTATCATGGTTGGACTCACCTGAACTTGAGCAAAAGTATTCAAGTTATGAGAAAATAAACGAAGACAAAAAAGAAATAATTGAACAGTAATTATTTATATTCTATTTGATCAATAACATTAAAATCATAGTCAATTAAACTATCCATTTTTTGTTCTTTAACTTCAATATTGTTTTTAAATATTGTTTCAATATCGTAGTTATTCTCTTCAATATATTTTGTAATTGCTTTGTTTATAACTTTAGAAATTGGTGTTTGCTCATAGCAAGATACACTAATTAATTTTTTCCATACTGGAAGTTTAACTGATAAAATTTTTCTGTTATGTACAACATCATCAGTGTTTAAAACTATTTTAAATTTATTTTTCATTTTACCTCTTTGATCCATACCATAAAATTACAAGGCTTGACATAAAAGCCAAGCCAAGTAATTCAAGATATGTAAATTCGTTTAGCAGCTCAATCATTAGTTAAGTAATACATACATAACTGTTATTATGCCAACCATATTTACAAAGCCAAGTATTGCAGCCAATGTATAATAAAAAGTTTTCATTAATGTAGCTCCTGTACTGTTATATCTTTTTTATCATTCCATACATCAATGATCTTTTCATTTGTGCTGTTGTCAATGTATATGGTCCAGTCTTTAATGGTTATGTATAGACACTTTTCAGATCTAACATCTATTTTAATACCATTAATTTTCTTAACTATTTTTTTCATCTATGCAACCTCCTCATCTTTAAACGCTTCCTTGTTTTCTGTATCATTCCACATCTGAATAATATCTTTTGTAGATATTTCGTAGAAATCAACATTATCAAAAACTATTACTCTTAAATAATCTAAAAAACTTTTAGGTACATTATTTAAGTTTATTTCATCAGTCATTTATGCAGCCTCCTTGCTTAAAAGTTTTTGATTGATAAGATCTTCAGCAGCTTCAATTTGTTTTCTCCAAGCCAATTCTTTTTTATCATCAGTCTTACCTCTTATTTCAAAATAAAAAGTAATTACTTCCGAAATTATTGACAAAGCCTGGTCAGTTGTCATTGTTTTTTTAGTCATTGTATAACCCTTTCAGTTGTTATTTGTTTTATACTATCATAACCAATAAAGTTAAGTCAATAGTATGATCTTATATTTTAAGATCCTATAACCCTAGATAATTCCAGGGTTATAAGTTATTAAAATCCTTTCCAAGTATTAACAAAATCATTAAATTGCTTTAAAGAATTTGGATTAAATTGTTGTATTCTTAAATTAACAAAGCCATTTTCTTTACCCCATTTATGAGCTTCTTCTAATTTAATTGGATCAGTTGTTTCGATAATGATCTCTTCCATATATTTAGGATTATCTTTTTTAGTACCCCATAAAATAAATTCAATCATCTATGCAACCTTTTTGTTAAAGTTATCAAAATTAAATTGGTTAATTTCTTCTTGATCCAATTCCATAACTTTATTAGTTGGCACATTATATTCAGTTAAAAATTTGTTAATGTGCTTGCTAGTTGTAACCGACCAAAACTTCTTTGTTTTAAAAAAGCCTATATGTGAGTTATAACCCGCAACAGGTGTTTCATAACTAAAACATAAAGCAACATCATTGTTACTTACAACGTTTAAGTTTTTACTTATTGTTTTTATTTTCATAGTATTTACCTCTTATTTGTTGTTTAATAACCTTTTAGGCTATGATAATATTAATGTAAATAGTAAAAATAGATAAAAATATTAAGTTATTGAATTTATTATGTTTTATTTTTAGAGTGTTATTTTATGCGATTAAATGAATTGGAGCTGATTTAAGAAAAGACAAAGGCAAAAAAAGAAAAGATATATAGAAAAGAAATAACCTGGAATACTGGACCCTTAAATTGCAAGTTGAATAAATAGAATAAAAGATAAACCAATTAAAAACAAAACATAAAACAAAACCTTTGATTGTGTGAATAAGTTTAAAGATCAATTGTTTATGTGATTGAATAAATAGCTTTAAAACTATCCTATTTATTAATACATCCAGCTCACTTGCAATCTGTGTATTGTGTCGGATATGCAACACTGTGATATTAATGCAACACTTTATTGTGCATGTATCGTGTAGGTTGTGATTAAGTTTATACCGATAAGTTATTAGTTATCATAATAAACTTTTTATAGATCGCATTGGTTGTAGAAGTTGCCACAATTTTAGATTGCATACCCCCCCTATACCCCAATAAGCCGCCGCATTTTTATTATATATATACATGGGACTTATCAGGATACCTTTAGAGCCATAGTCAGTTTGCCGCCAAACTCTCAGCAACACAAAATCGCTAACTCATACACACCTATCCCCATAAACAACCCACCCCTTTTTCCTTTGCCTGACCCACCTTTTTATATATTAGTAAAATACCATTAGTAGTATATGAACAGAATTATGCACCAAGATGATGAAGACTATTACAACGCTAATGTAAAAGCAGTTGTATATATAAACGCTGATAACTCTATAACAGTTAAGTTCACAGGATTTGAAGACAAAGAACATTCAGCCATATTCAGTTCATGGTTAATGATGCTATTGAATATTGAGAATGCAATCATAAATGATTCAAAGTCTAAGGCGATTCACTAATGACAACAATTACAGAAACTGTCATCCAAAATGGAGCAACACAATATAAGATACCTTACTACCCAAGAGAGAAACAAATAGAACTTCATTTCAACATGAAGAAGTATCGCTGGTCAGTATTAGTCTGCCATAGAAGATTTGGCAAAACTGTGTGCATGATTAATCATCTACTCATGTCAGCACTACGTTCTACACAGAAAGCACCACGATATGCTTATATAGCACCCACATTCAAACAAGCTAAATCAATCGCTTGGGATTATATGAAACAATACACAGCTCTAATCCCTAATGTTAAATTTAATGAAACAGAACTACGTTGTGATTTACCCAATGGTTCAAGAATAACATTATTAGGATCAGAGAACTCAGATGGATTACGAGGTATCTATCTTGATGGTTGTGTCATTGATGAGTACGCAAACATACAGGGTAAGTTATTTACAGAAATTATTAGACCAGCATTGTCAGATAGAAAAGGTTGGTGCGTATTTATTGGAACACCACAAGGAACAAATAATAACTTCTATGAATTATATCAGCACGCACAAGGGGATAAGCAATGGTTTCACTATAAAGCAAAAGCATCACAAACTAAAATTGTAGATGATCAAGAGTTAGAAGCCGCAAAGAAAGTAATGGGAGAAAAGAAATACCTACAAGAGTTTGAATGCGATTGGATTGCAAATATAGAAGGTGCTGTTTATGGAGATGCAGTTACTAAGATGGAAGATAATAAACAATTAACTAGAGTTCCTTATGATCCATCATTACCAGTTTCTACTGCGTGGGATTTAGGTGTATCAGATCATTCAGCAGTTATATTCTTTCAACAAATGGGAAGAGCTATCAATATTATTGATTACTACGAAGAACGTGGTCAAGGTTTACCCCACTATGTTCAGATGCTGCAAAGCAAAGATTACGTTTATAAAGATCATTTTGCACCCCATGATATTGAAGTTACTGATTTTAGTAATGGTAAAACAAGACGTGAGGTTGCTTATCAATTAGGTATTAATTTTAAAGTAGTTCCTAAGATTCCATTTGAAGATGGTATCCATGCCACCACAATGTTATTACCTAGATGTTGGATTGATACAGACCATTGCAAAAAACTTATAGATGCGTTAAGACATTACCATAGGAAGTTTATAGATAAAAACAGAATGTTTAGATCTAAGCCTGTACATGATTGGAGTTCACACGCTTGTGATGCTATGCGTTACCTTGCAGTTGGAATCCAAGAAATAAATACTAGA